AAAAAGAAAAAATAAATTAAAAGCAAAAGAAATGAAAACAGGACAAGGGTATTTTAAATTTAATGATGGTGGTGAAATGGTTTGTCCTCATAGACCTGATGGTATCAGAGGAGCAGGTGCTGCTATTAAAGGTATGAAATTTACAGGAGTTAAATAATGGCTTGGTTTAGTTTAGCAAAGATTGCATTACAAGCGGGAAGTAAAATTTATTCTAACCGTCAGAAGACTAAGATGGCTATGTCTGATGCACAACTAATGCATGCAGAAAAGATGGCTCGAGGTGAGGAAACTTACCAAGGCAAATTGTTAGAAGCGAGACAAAACGATTATAAGGACGAATTTGTGCTCGTTATAATTTCGGCCCCTATCGTTGTATTAATGTGGGCAGTGATGTCGGACGATCCAACTGCGATGGAGAAGGTAAAATTATTCTTCGAATACTTTCATGAGCTTCCGAAATGGTTCACTAATTTATGGGTGCTTGTCGTAGCTAGTATTTTTGGAATTAAAGGAACACAAATCTTCCGTAACGGTAAGAAATAGCATTGCTTTTTATTTAAAAAAAGTATAAACAACTCCTATGATTAAAGGAGACAGCAGCGAGTACAATCTACTAGAAAAATGGTCTAAAAATTTTGATTGCCAAGGGTATTATTCCTGTGAAATTGGTGTAAGAGAAGGTCAAGGATCAAAAATAATTATGGATAACGTAACTAATAATTATTTTCATATTGGCGTAGATCCATACGGTGATATTCAATACAAACATTTTGATGGTGACGACAATTTTCATTGGACAGACCCTGAGGGAAATATTTTATATAATCCAGACGGTTCTTTCAAAAAACCTACCTATCCTGATTCTATGAGGGATCAAATGATAAAAGATTTTGCAGATTATACAAGAAGAGGAAAATATCATTTCATAAATAAAACAGACATGGATTTTATGAATGATGAGGGTTACAAAAAAATGATCTTCTCTTTTGTATTTTTTGACGGACCGCACACAACTAAAGATGTATTAAGGGAAGCCATGTGGTTTGCTGATCGATCAGCTAAACATACTAGATTTGTATTTGACGATCATGAGCATTACAGAATGGATATTATTGCTCATATTTTAACTTATTGGAATTTTAAAACGATAGAATCTTCTACAAATAAAATATTACTGGAGAAGAATGGCTGATATAGATTACGGAATAGTTAGACGAGTAGCAAATAAAAGAACTGAAACTTTAAAAGACAATTTAGTGTACTCTGTTGACAATGTGGAAGATCTTCACTATATTAGAGGACAAATCAAGGGCATAGAGTCCTTGCTACAGGATCTAAAAGACCTGCAGGAAAAACAACAGGAGCTAAATGACAAAGAACTCAGAGGTTTCGAAGACGGAAATACCTAACCGTACCGAAGCATTATTAGACAACTATAAATCCAAAGATAAAATTGAAGAAACTAGGCTTGATGCAAAAGCTGTTGAAAGTAATAAAGATCTTTTAGACAGACTTCCCTCTCCAACTGGTTACAGACTTTTAGTTTTGCCTTACGCAGGGCCTGAAAAAACTAAAGGAGGTCTTTATCTTGCGGACACAACTCAAGACACAATACAAATGACAACCGTATGTGCATATGTATTGAAAGTCGGAGATCAGGCCTACAAAGACGAATCAAAATTTCCTAACGGACCTTGGTGTAAAAAAGGTGACTGGATAATTTTCGGACGTTACGCAGGGTCTAGATTTAAAATAGAAGGCGGAGAAGTTCGTATTCTAAACGATGACGAGATAATCGCTAAGATTAATAATCCAGAGGATATCTTGCACGCATACTAATCACATACGCAAAAAAACAGGAGCTACTATGGAAACAAACGAAGAAGTAAAAAAATCGCCAGAAGTTGAATTAGATACAGATGGCATTCAAGAACAATCAGTAGAAATCAAAGAAGAAAAAGTTGAAACTGCTGAACCCGAACTACCAAGGGAAGAAGTTGATTTAGGTTATACTAAACACGATGATAAACCTGAAGGTATCGAAAAAATTAAAGTCGAAGAAGTAAGAGAAGAAAAATCGGAAGAATCAAAACCTGATTTAGCTGATTATTCTGACTCTGTTAAAAAAAGAATTGATAAGCTAACTAGAAGATACAGAGAAGCTGAAAGAAAAGAAAAAGCAGCTGTAGATTATGCTAAAGGTGTGCAGAAAAAACTAGATGATCTTAGCGGAAGATTCAACAAAACGACTAAAGGTTATGTTGAACAATATTCTGCTAGAGTTGAAGCAGAACAAGCTAAAGTTAAAGATCTTTTAAAAAATGCAATCGCTGAACAAGACGCAGACAAAATTGCAGAAGCTAATTCTAGAATGGCAACATTAGCAGTTGAAGCTGAAAAAGCTAAAATGTCAGCTAGTGAAGTAGAAGCTAACACTTCTGCTCAAAAACAGACTCAAGAAACGCAAACACCTCAAAGTCCATCTTACCCAGAACCATCCCCTAGAGCAAAAGGTTGGGCGGAAAAGAATGAATGGTTTGGTACAGATAAGATTATGACAAGTGCTGCGTTTCAAACTCATCAAGATTTGTTAGACCAGGGGTTTGACGCAGAGAGCGATGAGTATTATAATGAGATAGACAAAGTTATGGTGGAAAATTTTCCTCATAAATTTGGTCAAAAACAGGAGCAAAAGAAACCCGTCCAGACTGTTGCTTCTGCCCAAAGAAACCAAAGCGGACGCAAATCAGTGAAACTCACTCGTTCACAAATAGCTATTGCTAAAAAATTAGGAGTGCCACTAGAGGAGTACGCAAAATACGTGAAGGAGAATGCAAATGGATAACAAAGAAAACAAAAGAACCTCACGCGAGTCAGATAGTAGAAAAGCAAATATGCAAAAAACTAGCTGGGCTCCACCATCCAGTTTGGATGCACCACCTGCCCCACAGGGTTTTAGCCATCGTTGGATAAGAATTTCTGTGGCTGGTTTTGATGATACGGCTAACGTAACAAAGAAACTTAGAGAAGGTTGGGAGTTTGTTAGAGCAGAAGAGATGAAAAATTCTCCTGATATACACAAATATCCAATCGTTAAACAGGGACAATATGAAGGGTGTATAGGAATTGGAGGCCTTGTGTTGGCAAGGATACCTGAGGAGATCTTAAAATCTCGCGCTGAGTATTTCAGAAGAATTACTCAAGATCAAATAAACGCGGTGGATAACGATCTAATGAAGGAACAACGACCCGAAATGCCGATCAATATTGATAGGCAAAGTAGAGTTACCTTTGGTGGTAGAAATAAAAGCTAATTATTTAGTAATATCTACCCACAGATAAGTAACTATTAATTGTTAAAAATAAATAAAAAGGAAACAAACTATGGCAAACGTAAGTGAAAAGTTCGGTCTAAGACCTTACAGAAAACTAGACGGTACACCTTTAGTTGGAGCCCAAAACAGATATACGATAGCAAGCGGATACGCAACTGCGATCTTCCAAGGTGACTTGGTAGTTCCAGTAGCTGCTGGAAACATCGAAAGATATTCAGCTGCGAATGATGCTGGCTTATCTACAGCTGTTGTGGGTGTTTTTAACGGTTGTTTTTACACAGATCCTACTACTCAAAAGCCTACTTTCAGTAATTTCTACCCAGGTGGTGTTGCTGCAAGTGATATAACAGCTTTTGTTGTAGATGACCCAGACGCGGTGTTCTTAGTAGATGCTGATGAAGCATTTACAAGAGCGGACTTGTATAAGAATTACGCTGTTAATAATACAACAGGTGTAACTCAAACAGGGTTATCAAAAACTCAACTCGATGTATCAAATTCAGGAACAACAGTATCTTTTGTGCTACAAGCAATTGATATTTCACAGGATCCTGAAAATTCTGATACAGCAACATCAAACGCTAATATTTTGGTGAGAATAAACCACCACCAATATAGAAGCAGAACAGGAATAGCATAATGGCCATATCACGAGCACAGCTAGTTAAAGAACTAGAACCAGGCCTGAATGCATTATTCGGTCTTGAATACAACAGATACGAAAACCAACACGCACAGGTTTTCCCTTCTGAAACATCTGACAGAGCTTTTGAAGAAGAAGTAATGTTAAGCGGTTTCGCTTCTGCACCAACTAAACAAGAAGGTGCTGGAGTAGTGTTTGATACAGCAGGTGAAACTTTCACAGCTAGATACACGCACGAAACAATCGCTTTAGCATTTTCTATCACAGAAGAAGCTATCGAAGATAACTTGTACGACAGATTAGCAGCAAGATACACAAGAGCTCTTGCAAGATCTATGTCGAACACAAAACAAGTTAAAGCTGCAGCAGTTTTAAACAACGCGCAAGTAACAACAGTAACTGGTGGTGACGGAGTATCATTAATAAATGGTTCTCACCCATTAGCAACTGGCGGAACTTTCTCGAATGTTTTAGCAACAGCAGCTGACCTTAACGAAACGTCATTGGAACAATCTTTGATTGACATCCAATCTTTCGTTGATGAAAGAGGACTAAAAATCGCCCTTAACGGTGTTAAAATGGTACTTCCAAAAGAATTACAATTTACAGCGGAAAGATTGATGAAGTCTCCTCAAAGAGTCGGCACTGCAGATAATGACATCAACGCAATAGCTAACATGGGAATGGTTCCTCAAGGTTATGTAGTTAATAACTTCTTAACTGACACAGACTCATTCTTCTTGTTAACTGATGCACCAAACGGTTTTAAACACTTCGTAAGAAGCCCAATTAAAACTGCTATGGAAGGTGACTTCGATACTGGAAACGTTAGATTTAAAGCTAGAGAAAGATACTCTTTTGGATTTTCTGATCCAAGATGTGTATTTGGTAACGGTAAATTACCTACTAGCTAATACTAATTATCAGTATTAGAAATTGAAGGGGCGGTGTTCACATCGCCCCTTTTTTTATGTATAATGAAAAGACCTAGAATAAAAATAGGTGTGTAGACTGGCTAGGCAGACGCTATAGAGACTATGCATCACAAACTATAGAAAAGGAAAAAATTATGGCAAATACAACATTTACAGGTCCAGTACGATCCCAAAACGGTTTCGAAGTGGCAGTAAAAAATAACGTAACAGGTGCTTTCGTTACAAGACAAGCAGCTGGATTACCAGATATAACAGGCATGACTTACGCCGACACAGCAACGGCTGCTAATATTTCATTAGCAGATGGAATTGTTTCAGTTGTAAACTACACTGGAGCTGCAGCATGTGCAGCAGCTTTACCAGCAGCAATTAGTGGATTAATTTGTGTTTACGTTCAAGCTAAAGACACAGCTGGCGGAACTGCAACTTTAACTTTCAATGCTAATGGTACAGATGCTTGGGCTACAGGTTCATTAATTGAATCAAGAGCAGCAGCAGAAGTAGCTTTTGATAAATCAGTTGCAGGTGAAGGACAATTAGTTTTCACTCCTGCTGATGCAGCTACAAATCTTTTAACAACAGGAAGTATGATTGCTTTCCAATGTTTTGAAGATGGTGTTTGGACTATCTCTACTAAATTAGGTGGAGCGGCAGATGCTACTACAGGTGCATTTGCATTTGCAGCGTAATAATTAAACTGGTGCTCCTTCGGGAGCACTTAATTAGGAGAAAAAATGTCAAGTACAAGTATACAAGCTAAAATGTTTAAAGCTGTCGCTGCAAGCACAACGG